TCATTCCTTTGTTTCTTAATTTACCAACCATTGCAGCTGGTGATTTAAGGTCGTAAGTGTTTCTTAATTGTTTCCAAGAAACATCCGAACCTCTAGCAAATAGATTTCTCACTTTTGCTGTTTTAGATAGTTTAGCTGTTGCCATAACTTTATCTCCTTCTTCTTTTTTATTAAATAAAAAATTAAACATTGTGTTTAACTCCTTTCTCTATTGCATATAAAGTCTGCCGACCATTCCACCACGGAATCTTACTTACTCACGCCTTCAAGTGCTTTAAAAAAAGCATCTCCCCAGCCACTTAACTTTGGTTCGTCAAATGCCTTAGGTTTAGCACAAGCCGACAATAATATTACTAATATTACTATCATAATTTTATTTGTCATCATCACCATTTAAATCTAGGTCAGATTCAAACATATCTGATCCTTCTTGTAAATCGTTTAACTCTTCTTTAAATTGTTTATTAAAAACATTTTTAGGTCTTTGTGATTTAATAAATTCTGAATAATCTATTTTTGCGGAACTAGCCTGACCACCTTTGTTTCTTCTAATTGCAACCATCTTATTAGCCATTAATTGAGCAGCGTGTGCTATATCAAAATCTCTATAAATCAATCCTCTTATACAATCAATAACCAATGCTAAGTCTTTTGTAAAATTTTCTGTACTAGTTTTTAATCCCATTTCACTAAACTTTCTTAATAAATCATATCCAATTTCGTCAACTGATACCTCAACAAACTCTCTTGTCTGCTGTTCTTTTAATCTTTTTGCAAATGGAGTATCTTGTGGTTGAGTTATCTTCTTTTTAATTCTATTCTTTGGAAATATTATAACCTTACCTTTTGAAGTTTCAATATCATCATTGGTCACGTATAATCTCTCCTTTGAAATTAACTAATTTTCTTTCATTAAGAAATTCTATTAGTTGATTCCATCCACCGACAAGTTTTCCGTTAATCTTTATTTGAGGCATTGCTCTTACTTTCTTACCTATGTCTTCTAACATAGCGTCAACAGACTCAAACTCTTCCATCTTCTTCTCGGTAAATGCGAAACCAAGGCCTTTTAATAAGGCCTTAGCCTTTACACAATACACGCAATTATTTTTGCTATATATTATTATATCTTTAATTGCTAACTTTTCCATTTGTGTCCTCATCTTTTTTCATAAGGTTATCAAATGACTTTTTAGCGTGATATTTTAAGTTGTAGGCGTCTGTAGCCTGTTCAATTGTATAATTAAACATCTTATTATATTCACCTAAAGGCAATCTTAAGCCTATCCAAGCTCTATAGTAACCATTTTTTGTTAAGGTTACATCTTGCTCAAATATCTCATATCCTCTAACTGGTGTGTCTTTAATTACGTTCACCAATACAGATTCTACTTCTGATACAACAGTTTTAGTTTCTTTCTTACCTAACTCGGTAATAAACTGTTTAGACTCTTTGTTCATTTCACCTTTGATTATATCAGCCAATTCTGCTTTCGCAATCATCTTAGCCTTTTCAATCGCAAGATTTAAGTCAGGACTTACAGAAGTTCCAACACCAAAGATACATTGCTTTTCTTTCGCTTTACCAAATCTTGCTATATCACAAGCTTTAGTTTCAGAAAAGTCAGCCATATACCATTTCGGTACTGAATTAACTACCTTACCCTTTTCACTTTTTATCTTATAATTACCAGCACAGTTAGATACTAATAGACCTAACGCAACTACTGATAATAGTTTCATTACTTTATACATTATTGTTTCACACTCCTTTGTACATTATATAACAGTTCTTGCAATAAGTCAATGCTGGATTGGGCATACCCCAAAAACTCATCAGCGGTAACTCCATACACAATAACTAGGACTAGTGAAATTATGACTATATTCTTAATCATTATTTGACCTTCCATTCTCCGTCCTTATTTAAACACACTTTTCCGAACGACTTAAAAGCGTGGCTTTTACGACTATAATGTCTACAATACTCTGGTGTAGCAACATCACGGTAATAAAACTGAGCAAATAGTTCCCAATAAGAAGGTGTATCACTCACACCACTTCTACCATCGGAACAATATAATTTCTCTTCTTTTGAAATATCTCCATTAGCACTTTGTTTAATTATAACTTTTATATAACAATATTGGTCAGCGTCATTTTTTACTGTCTTAACATTATCATACAATATTTTTTGAGAACCATCTACAACTTTTGTACTACGTTGTATAGTTCCATCGGCATTATGCCATTCTATTTCGGTTACTTGAGCGTCTTTAACACTCTTTTTATTTAAATCACAATCTACACAACCCCAAGCCATTTCCATACACAATAGTACAGTAATCATTATTAAAGTAGCATACATTACGATTTTGAATTTTGGATCAAACATTACGGTTTCTCTACCCACCTTCCATCAGGCAACTGACAAGCAGTACCAAATTTAACTTCTCTATTAACTCCACCAACACCAATTAAAGGCCATTGATTTGTTATATCAACAGTATGGTCATAATCTTTACATTTAAATGGACCTTCCATATAAGATTTTGTTATATGAATAATACCACTATTACCTGTTTTTGAATTATACCAATTTGTATAAGACGTTCCATAATCACTTGTATTTAAATGGTCTACAAATACAGCGTTGTGTACATCTTTATCACTATTGTACATTAGTTCAGCACCTGCAAAGGCAGAACCTACAGCACACGTAGCAATCAAATAAGGATTATCTGATATGTATTGTAAACATACAGTTGTTCCTGTTGTTGCACCTAACACGGCACCTGTGTGTGACCTGTTAGCACAATTTGTTAGTGTTAAACTAACTAGTAAAACTAAAATTATTCTCACGTATCTCATTACATATTTTCTGACTATCAACACTCTTAACTATGTAATAGTCTTCGTTGTTATCAATAACATATTTGTTAAAGCCTTTGTCTTGCCAAAACGTATGAGCCTTGGCAGACACAGGTCTAAAAAAATGTGTTCCATCATTTGCACTTGTACAAACAAAATCACCAATCATTATTCACTATCCTTTTTTGTGAATAATTTGTTCCAAGGCCATTTAGTTTTCATTTCAGCCCAAGATTTCTTTTGGTATTCTTTTGTCTTATCAACTTCATTACTAATAAAATTAGCAACTTTAGCAGGTGTTTCTGCAATCGCTGTACCAAACTCTTTTGGTGTTATTGTCTTCTCGTCTGCCATAGCACTTGTAGCAAATAGTACTGTAGCAATTATTAATAGTTTTTTCATACTACTTATCCTCCTCTTCATCATTGTTGTCGTTTTTACTTTCATCAGCCAGTTTCTCAGCAAACGTCATACCAAATACACTCTTATAGAAATAATCTCTAGGAGATGGATCTGAATACGCTAATACTAGGTTGTCCCAGTTTATATCAGCGTCATAACTTTGTGGACTGTCTTTATGAAATTGTTGATGTTCTTTACAGAATTGTAATCTGTTTGTGTGGATATCGTTTTCTCTTGCGTCTTGCGTTTTCTTTTTAGAAAGAGCAATGTCTTTATTTTTTGCTATTTCAAATTCTTTAAAAATGTTCTCTTTATTATAAATTGCACTCATTATATATTACCTTTCTCAATTGTTGTCATTATATTAACATAAACCCTTAGGATTGTCAAGCCTACAATAAACGTCTATTTTACTTGATTTTATGCAAAATAGACCTCTATATCCACCCCTGGAGGGTGTTTTAAGCATAGTCTTGATACTTGATACATAAGGATTTCCCATTATAATTCTAGTTCCAGTTGTTTTGGTGCGTGTTCTTTTTCAAAGTCATCTACTTGATTCTCGTATCCTATAATCAATTTGTTTACAACTTTTAACACGTCATAAGTTTCTTTTTTAGCAAGCAACTTACCTTTACATAGTAAATCTTTAATATGTTTTAACTCTTCAATAAATCCTAATATGTCTACCATTGAAATATATTAGCACATAGAATTGCTATTATCATTGATGGCACAACTATACTTAATGGCCAAAACTCTAATAACTCTTTCCACAATACTACCTTTTCTTGTTTACGTTGTTTCATAACTTGTCTTTTAATCTCCATAACTAAATTGTAAAGTGGTTCTCCTTTTTGAAAGTTAGGAAAATCTAAATCACTTAACATCTTCACTTGATTATATGCTGACGCTACAGTTTTCTTTTTTAACTCAACATTAATGGTCTTCACTTAACACTCCTTTTATGACTCTCTTGATTGTTAACAAATACTCTAATTAGTCTGGAAACATCTACCTCTTCCTCTTTATTAGATTTAGGGTTTTTAAATAAAACTCTACTTTCATTAACTTTTAAAATGTGTTCTCCATCTACAACAACAGCGCCATCTGTATTTTTACGCCAATCGTGTGAAGAATAACCTAATACATCATCACTCATTATTTACCTCTACTCATTTCGCCACTTAATTGCAACATAGTATCAATGTCTGATTCTTCTTTTGTTCCAAATGTAGCATTGTCTTCACTATTAATTAATAATATAATATAATGAACAGCCTTTAGCAAATCCATTCTATTCTTTCCTTCTTTTTTACCATATCTGCAAAGATATTTAATTGCATTAGATAAAGAGAAATCCTTATCAATGTTTAGGTGTCTTAGCAAGTCTTGGACTTGGAACCCTTCTTTAGTTGTAGAATAATGTTTACTATATGTTCCTTGAATATATGTTTTTATTTCATCTAATATTTTGTCTTCGTTATATTTCACTAGTCGTTACCTCCTTTTCCATTTAAACTCATTAAATCTTTTAATGATTTTTGTACACTTGTTAATTTTTCTTTTGGTTTGTTTTGTTCAGAACCAATCCATAAAGCAATACCGAATCCAATAACTGTTAAAGTTATTCCGATAAAAAACAATCCAAATCCGTGTGCTAAATCCATTATTTCATCCAATCTGTATTTTCAACGTACTCGTTCTTTTTAATAACGTCTTCTATTTGTCCAAAATAACACCAATTAGAACCAAAGGTAACTGCACCTGTATAGTTCAATTCAGTATCATAAGTTTTAGCATTTAAAGCAGTATCATTTTCAGCAGCAATATCGTTAGGTTCAGTAGCAATACCTATATTAGTAATAACTCCTTCTCTTCCTCTATTGTCTGTAATTGTGTCGCCAATATTAATTATCATTACTTACTATCCTCCTTTGCATAATATAGGTGGTCACCTACATTGTGTTCATCAATACCTAACATATTAACATTATCAACATCTGATATTTTATTCTCAGCAGTATTTAAGTCTATTTTACCATCAAGGTATTCATCTGTAATCTTATCAACTGCTTTTTCGGCAACATCCATTGCCCATTGTTTTACTTTACTCATTAGTGTAGTCCTTTCGCTTTTTCTATTTTAGCTTTTATTGGGTTTAATTTATATGTTAATTTAGGATCAAAATCTTTTCTGAAAGATTGTCTTGTATCGTAAGATTGTCCGTAATCATTAAACATATTGTTATCGCCATCTGCAACATCACCAAATACATCTGCGTATGTTTGATAATATTGGTCTTGGTCAATTAGTTCAATTCTAGTTGAGTTTGCAAAATTAGTAGCATTCTCTTTATAATTCCAATCACAATGTTTTAGAATTTTAAACTTCATTTTTGTTGTTTTGAATTTATCTTTGTATTTGTATGGAACGTTTCTGTAAATAGTTTCGTAGGCATAAAAGAAATCGCCTTGGTGTTCAGGATCCATATACTCTCTTAAATAACAAACGTTGAAAGTATAATCAACGTCATTTAATTTAACTTTGTTTTTCATAGTGTTTTTCTTTGTCATATACGTATACTATATAGCAAATTGACCCTAAAGTCAAGCGAAAAAAGCACTTATTTTACTGTATTTTTGAGATATTTGTTCTTGTTTTGTTCTAGTTCCAAGCAGTTTTAACCCATTCTTGCTCTGATTCGTGAGGCCAAGGTCTACCGTGGAACACAGCAACACTTGCTTTTTCTTTCTTTTCAAACTTCCAGTCACCTTTGCCAAATCTAGGTTTCTGTCTACTATGCCATTTATAAGAATATGTCCATTCATCTGGCATTACTTTCTTATGTGGACTATTCATTACTAGTTTTGACATTGCGTTTTGGTCACCTTGTAAATTCATCAACTCACCTTTACGTTGTAGAAATGGTTTCCACACTAAATCTGTTGCAACCTCATTATTGAATTTCATTATACTAGAATTAAACTCTTTCGTTGCCAAGTTAAAATCGTTTATTACTCCAAATGTCTTTTCATCTCCAAATGTTGCTAGTTTATCTATGTTGTCTATAATCACTACATCTAAATCCATATATAAACAAGGACCTCTTAATTCTGCCTCTTCACTAAACAACTGCATTTTATTCCACCAACCTTCATAATCGTGAAATCTAAACTTTCTAAACTCTATATCACCTTTTAATATCTTCTGTGGTTTAACGTGGTCTGAAAAACATATAAACTTATGTGGTATAGTTAAATGTCGTTGTACCATATTGTATAGTACTTGTACATAATCTAATGAATACTTTGTGCCATAATAAACACATACAAAATTTATCATACACCTAACCAGTTTAAAACTGCCCTAATACTTAATATCATATACATACATTCCATTATCATTCTTGGCCAATCTTTATCTTTATAACCAAACCATACCCACATTACACAAGCGGCTACACTTAAAGACCAACCTACCCATTGTGTGGCTATATTCGCACTAGATAAAATGTATACACTACTTACTGCTAATAGTAAACCAATCCATCTAAACTTGTTTTTTAAGAACCTCATAGGCAATACCATTTCTCATCTCCTCTAAAGTAAATTGATTATCTGCAATCATCTTTAACCATTCTGTTATCGTCTTTCTTCCTGGTCTCATAGGTTTCTTTATATACTTTATATCTCTTGATGATATAAATGAGCATATATTTCTTTGATGGCATATAACAGGTGTCATATTTATTACTGCGTCTATACCTGCCAAACTCATATTAGTAACCAAACAATGAGCACCTTTTAAATCTTCTTTAATATCTGTATTCCACCATTCATTACCTGGTCTAGGTTTATTTCTAAATCTAATTGGCATATCTGTATATTTTCTAATCTCTTCTGTAACCTGTTTAGTCCATTCATCTTGACTAATACCATTTATATGATAGGTTACAGTTTGGGAAGAAGGTGCAATTAATATATGCGTTGTTTCTCCTGTATCCCAACCTTTAAAATGTACATCAATACCTTGATACTCTAAATGTTGTAATCTTTTTCCATCACCAACTTTACATCTTATTGTATGTATATTACCTTTACATATTCTAAAATATGTTTTATCATAATCGTGTATTACTGGTTCTGGATATCTTGTAATTTGTTCAGTTAAATATCCTACATCTACGTACCACCACTCTTCATTTTTTTCTATACACTCTTGTATACCTTGTATGTTCTTACCTGCCAATCCCCAAAAGAAATGGACTGGTTTATCTGTTTCAGGCCATCCTTCTTTTAATGCTTTCCACATCTGGTGACTTAAGCATTTATTCCAAGGTATTTCGTGGAAGATATTACTCATATGATTCAAATACTGTATTCAATGGTTGATTACATCTAACAAAACTAGCACATTTTGGAATATCTTTTAATCGTCTTGCACCAATATATGTACAAC